GACCCAAAAAAGTACACAGATATAGAAATTAAAAAATATATTGAGGATGCCTCTTGACAAACTAAACCATTAATGATATACTAATACTGTGGGTGCGGTAGTATTATAAGACAATAATAATAATAAAGCCGGGAGGCTTAAAGTGATAGAACTTGAAGTATTAAAAGCACTACTAATTAAAGACAATTGGGTAAAATATCGAAGATTTATCTCCAAGCCCTTAAATAAAGAATTCAATGTTCTTTTATCAATCCTGGACAATTATTTTACTAAAAATGAGAATGCCCAAAATTTATCTATAGAAGACTTCGAAGTAGTAGCTGAAATCTCAGGAAGAGTCGATTCTTCTTATAAAGACATCTTTGTCCTTATAAAAAACCTTAAAACACAACCAATTCTTATAGAAGAATTACTTAAATCCTACAAAGAAAAAGATCTTCTAACGCAACTAGCTCTAGCGGCTTACGACACCTCAGAAGGAAAGAAACCAGCAGTAGACATTAAAACACTCTATAATGAACTTGAAACACTAACAACAGAAGGCATCCAAGAAAATGAATTTGAAGTTGCTTCAGATGATCTTGACTTTCTATTAGAAGAAACTTATACCAAACATGGTCTCCGCTGGAGACTAAACAGCCTAAACGCATCTTTGGGCAGTCTCCGTAAAGGGGACTTCGGCTTTATCTTTGCCCGACCAGAGACGGGAAAAACAACATTTCTAGCTTCCGAAGTGTCCTTTATGGCCCAACACACGGACGGGAACATCCTGTGGATCAATAACGAAGAAGAAACAAACAAAGTTAAAGTTAGAGTCTTTCAAGCCTTACTAGGAGCTAATAAAGAGCAACTAGAAAATCCAGCAGGTAGAACCAAGGCAAAGGAAATGTATGCCACCGCTGTCCAAGACCGCCTTAAGATTATCAATGCCCAAGGTGGTATTACAGCTAACCAAGTAGAGAAACTTTGTGAACAATATCATCCAAAACTAATCATTCTAGATCAAATTGATAAGATTGAAGGGTTTGAAGATGATAGAGAGGATCTTAAATTAGGGGCCATATACATATGGGCTAGACGACTGTCTTCTAAATATGGCCCAGTCATAGCTGTAACACAAGCCGACGGTAGTGGCGACAACTGCCGTTGGTTGAATATGAACAATGTTGCAAATGCTAAAACATCCAAGCAAGCCGAGGCTGACTGGATACTTGGCATTGGTAAAATACACGATATAGGCTACGAGTCTGTAAGATTTCTACATATCTCAAAAAACAAGTTGGTTGGTGATAAAGATACTGACCCCACTAAACGCCACTTCAGATGTGAAGTTAGCATTTTACCACATATTGCAAGATATAAGGACATACACCTAAAAAATGAACATTAAATTACTTAGCGTTGATTGTGAAACAACAACATTTAATAAGGGAAACCCATATGACTATAGAAATTATCTAGTTTGTTTTGCTTATAATAATACTTGTCATAGACCAGATAAGGAATCTCTAGCTCTTCTTCAAAAAGAAATATATGATGCTGGACTAATAATTGGATTTAACTTTAAATTCGATCTCCACTGGTTACGGAACCATGGTGTTGATTTTAGTGATAAACGAATTTGGGACTGTCAAATAGCAGAGTACATTCTAAGTAGACAAACTATCAAATATCCAAGTCTAACAGATGCTCTATTAAAATATAAACTAGCCCCTAAACAAGATAAAGTTAAGGCTTATTGGGATCAGGGATTTCAAACAGACCAAATTCCCTGGGAAATCTTATCTGAATATAATATTATTGATACTCAGCAAACACTAGCACTGTTTAAAGAACAATGGAAAGCTTCTAACCCGCAACAGAGGCGTTTAATCCTACTATGTGGGCAAGACCTCAAAGTCTTACAAGAAATGGAACAAAACGGCCTATGTGTTGATTTAGAGGCATGTCAAATAAACATGTATGAAAAAGAAAAGGAGATAAAAGAACTTGAAGCTGACATAACCAAAACCATACCAAATATACCAATTAATTTTAATAGTGGGGACCACATATCCGCACTTCTCTACGGAGGAACTATATGTGAAGATGTACGAAGAGTCGTCGGGGTTTATAAAACAGGCTTAAAAACAGGTCTACCCAGAGTTAAAATAGATATCATAACCCACACACTCCCAGGAATCGTAAAACCCATTAAAAAAAGTGAATTAAAAAAAGAGGGCATATGGTCAACAGCAGAACCTACCCTACGACAATTAAAAGACAAGACTGGTACTGTAACAAAACTACTAGAAATTGCAAAATTGAATAAAATCAAAGAGGTATATGCTTCTTTTATTGAAATTAATAGTAAATACTGCTGGCCTCCTAATAAAATCTACGGTACTTTTAATCAAGTAACTACAGCTACTGGTCGTTTATCTAGCACTAAACCCAATCTTCAAAACATGGGTGAAGAAATGCAAAAATTAGTTAAAACTACCTATTGACACAATCAAATAAAGGTGATATACTATAGTATGAATAAAAAATGATAGTGCAAGCAGATGCAAAAGCCTTAGAATGGTGGACTGCTGTATGGTTAAGCCAAGATCCTACAGGACTAGAAGAAATTAGACAGGGAATTGACCTACATACAGAGAATCAAAGAGTATTTAATCTACCATCAAGACTAATAGCAAAGAAATATCTCTTCAGAACCATTTATAAAGGCAGTCCATATGCTTTTAGTAAAGATCCTGAATTCAAAGAAACTTCGTCAGACATAAAATTCTGGGAAGACATTGAATACAAGTTCTATAAAAAGTACGATGGTTTAAACAAATGTCATATTAAATGGGGTCACAATGTAACACAGGATTTACCAATAGTAGGCCCACAAGGTAGGGAATGGCAATTTGAAATGAAACGAAACTACAGGGGGGATCTTGAAATACCATGGACTATTGTAACTAATTATCCAATTCAAGGCACCGCAGCAGACATTATGGCAGTTATTAGAGTCCTATTTTACAATCGCCTTCACTCAAATAATATAAAAGGACGCTTAATAGGAACTATACATGACTCCATCTTGATAGATGTGCCTGAGGAATTTGTTCAACAAACAATTGATTTATTTCATGAATGTTTTCAATATATGCCAACTGCATTTGAAAATGTGTTTGGAGTAAAACCAAACATACCACTCTTATGTGAATGTAAATTTGGTGAAATGATGTATAATAAAAAATAAAGAGGTTTAAATAATGCAAATTGTAATTCAAAGTGTAACGATTGATAATCGAGGTAAATTTAAATTAGCTACCGTCAACTATCAAAACTCTGAAGGTAAAATAGAAACAAAAAATGTAGCAAGTTTCGGCAACAAAGAACTATATGAGACACTATCCAATGCCAAAACGGGTGCTGCTTTTGATGTCCAATTCAATAAAAATGATCGTGGTTATTGGGAATTTACTAGTGCAGTACCCCTTGATGCTGGTACTGTTACTATTAATAAACCAGTAGCAGGGAAAGCTACAGCAACTCCAGTAACTAAATCTTCCTATGAAACATCCGAAGAGCGAGCAGCTCGTCAAAAGTTCATTATTAAGCAGTCAAGCATTGCTAACGCCATTGCTGTACTAACAATTGGGGCTAAAACAGCTCCAGCGGCCGCAGACGTTCTCAAACTAGCCGATTTCTTTGTTGGATACGTAATGGAAAAGGATCAAACACAGAAAGAACCGGATATGTCAATAGGTGGTCTTGAAAGTGAACTTTACTTTGACTTGACATAATGAAAGCAATTGTAGACGGCGATATTGTCGTATATCGCTGTGCTTTTTCTTGTGAGAAAAAAATAGATGGGGAAGTGATTCTTATAGACCCTGTAGAGCGCGCAATTCAGAGGATGGATTTCCTCATAAATGAAATGCTGGCTATGACAGATTCTACAGAATATATTCTCTATCTATCTGGAAAAAATAACTTTCGCTATGAGATCTTTTCAGAATACAAAGCAAATAGAAAAGATAGAGCAAAACCAGTTTATTTAGAACAATGTCGACAACATTTAATAGATGAATATGGAGCGATCGTTGAAAATGGACACGAAGCCGATGATTCTATCGGAATTGCTGCAACAGCATGTAATAGTATCGACGACTATGTAATATGTTCCATCGATAAAGATCTATTACAGATACCTGGAAAACACTTCAACTTTGTTAAAAAGGAATTACAGTTTGTTTCTCCGCTAGAGGCTTCCAAAAACTTCTACAAACAACTTGTCCTAGGAGACGTTGCTGATAATATACCAGGATATGATGGAAAAGCAAGACAAAAAGTACCTAAATTTTTAGAGGAAATTATGCAATTAATTGACAATTGTGGTAGTGAAATTGAAATGTATGAGGCTATAAAGGGTCTAGATGGAGTAGAAATGGAAACTCTTGATCGAAATGCTTGTCTTCTACACATCTTACGTGAAACAGAGAAAATGTGGGAACCCCCAGTACTGGAAGAATTGGATCCAGTCCATGCAGCAGTATAAATCTAAATTTGAAGCTCGTGTTCGAGAACTTCTACCCAAATCAGTAACCTATGAACCAGATAAACTCAAATTTACTCAACCGGCGCAGGTTAGAACCTACATTCCCGATTGGAAAATTAGAGACAGGGTTTATATAGAAACTAAAGGTAAACTTACATCAGAAGATCGTAAGAAAATGCTTTGGGTTAAAGAACAATATCCAGACTATATCTTTTATTTACTGTTTCAAAATTCAAGAGTTCGTTTAAGAAAAGGAAGCCCCACCTCCTACGGAGATTGGGCCACGAAAAATGGGTTTTTGTGGTCTGATAGCAAAATGGGAATTCCTGATGAATGGTTTACCAAAGGAAAAGCACCGTGCAAATAAAAACAATAATGGAACAAGAAGACGGTACTGCCGAGTTTACAGCAAATCTAAGTAATAACGAGGTCAATTTCCTCTTAGAATTTGCTATAAACAATCTTCTTGCACAGGGGGTTACTGTTCTAAATAGACAAAAATCCAGTGTACATGAATTACATGAGACTGAACAATAATGAAAATACTCTTATTAGACATTGAAACAAGTCCAAATCAAGCTTTTGTTTGGGGTTTATTTAAACAAAACATATCGATTAGTCAAATCATAGATAGTAGTGCTGTGCTTTGTTACTCGGCAAAATGGTTAGGAGAAAATAAAATCTTTTTTGATTCTATTATGGAAACAACACCAAAACGCATGTTACAAGGAATTCATTCTCTTTTATGTGAAGCTGATGTTGTTGTTCATTACAATGGATCTAGGTTTGATATACCAACACTTAATAAAGAATTTATCTTATTGGGACTCCCGCCACCAAATCCATATAAACAAGTTGATCTCTTACAAATTGCTCGAAATCAATTTCGATTTACCAGCAATAAACTGGACTACGTGGCACAAGAATTGGGCCTAGGAAAGAAACATGAAACCAAGTTTAATCTTTGGGTTGATTGTATGAACAAGGATCCAGCCGCTTGGAAAATAATGAAAAAATATAACATTAATGATGTTATACTTCTAGAAGAGGTCTACAACAAATTCCTTCCCTGGATCACAAATCATCCAAACAAAGGTCTTTACCAAGAAGAAAGTCGTGTATGTCCTAAATGTGGTAGTGCTCACTATCAATCACGTGGATGGTCTTACACAAACGCTGGGAAATATAAAAGATATCAATGTTTAGGATGTAGAGGTTGGTTTCGAGATGCTGGTGTTACTAAAAACAAAGGCCCCACTTCCAAAGAAAGGTTTACAAATGTATGCTCTTGATTTTATGCCTAATTATTCTAGTAGCACTCAACTTCAATGACAAAAAAAGAACTGATTCACAGCCCAGATCATTACACTCACGGGGGGATAGAGACTATTGATTTTATTAAGGCCAAATTAACACCAGAAGAGTTTAGAGGTTATCTAAAAGGATCTACTCTAAAATACATGTCGAGACTTGGCCTTAAAAATGAACCGTTACAAGATGCTGAAAAAGCACGTTGGTTTACCGCACGCCTAATAGAAGAATTAAAATGCCTCTGACAATAACAGAGATTTACGAAAAATTAAAAAAACTAGATGAAATTACTCTTCTAGAAGTCTTGGACATTACAAGTGAGGATCTTGTAGAAAGATTCCAAGACTTTATAGAAGATAAATATGAAGATTTTCAAGAAGATTTTGACGAGGATGAAGATAATGACGATATTGAGTGATCGAGTTAGTATATTAGAACAAAATGGTATTCCCGGAGTGCGCGATTTCTTCGCTACAAGTGCTCTTAGTATATTGGCTACGGGTAACTATACAGGAACGACAGCAGATCTTGTGGCCAAGTTTGCATATAAAATAGCGGACGCTATGCTACTGGAGCGTGATAAAATTAATGATGTTCGTAAATGAAAACAATTCCAAATAAAAATATACAAACAAAACTTAGTTTTATCAATAAAGCAAATACAAAAATGAATT